CTATTTTACTTAAAGCTTTTAATATGTCTACCTGACTTTTACCAGCTGTCTTTATCCTTTTATTAGATAAAATGTCTGTAACACTTGATGCTACATTATTTTGCCTTGTCTTTTGTCTTATACGCTCTGATATCTTATCAATACGCGTTTGATCCCCTGCACCAAATGTACGAGTATCAAAAGATACATCAATCTTCTTAATAATATCAAAATTAACTGTAGCGTTAATACGACTATCAACAGCTTCGCTTAAAGGACTTAATGCTTTTTTAAACAAATCTTCAGTTAAATCAGGCTCATTTTGAGCTAATACACTGCGCAAATCTCTACTACCAAATACACCATCATCTTCTGTTGTCAGAAACTTAAAACCACCACCTACTGTATAAATTTCTACACTAAAATCACTATTGGAACCAACAGCAGTTGCGTATAATCTAATCTTATCCTCAACGATCTCTAAAGTATTAACTAAACCTTTTATCTGATCAAAAAATAATGATTCTAAATAACTAGGAAAAACCTTAATACCTTTCTCAGCTTTCTCCTGTAACATATTTCTAAATACACTAGAAGGCATTCTATTATATTGCGGAGGTCTAACACGTATATGACCTTGACTATCAGCAAAAATCTCTAACCCTAATGTAGAACGTATACCATTAACCTGCTCAAATGGAGTAGCATATTCGCTCTTCCAAGCTTCCATTTGCTTACCAGATAATGATCTCTCAAATTGGTGGATATCATAATTTTTGTCATATGAATCATCTACAATAAATAAATTCATATCTTCGTTTGCTTTTACTTTCCACAATCTGCGTAATGTAAGATTATTTATCTTTTTTCTAAACTCATTTCTATTAATTTGTCTCTTTGTTTCGTTAGTATCTCCATCTTCAAGAGTTAGAGATGGATCAAAAGATATATCATCTCCAAATATACTTAATGTACCATCAGATGTCTGTATAGCAAGATCTTGCTTACTCTCCTCAAAATCCTTTTGTAACGCTAGAATCTCTTGATCTTTTGCCTGAATATCTCTAGTTAGTGATGTAACTTTTAATCTTGGAACCCCACCGTCAGTTGCAATGACATCATTTATACCACGACTATAAAACATAGGTGTATCTTTAAAGTGATTACACGTCTCAGTAAAAAGATCAAACATCTTTGCTCTTTCTGTTAGAAGCTTATTTAGCTTACTATTCATAGTAGACAAATCAAGCTGACCACTAGCTAAAGCTTGATACTCTCTATCATTTACAACTAACTTTTTAAATGGAACAAAATTTCCCCATATAGAGTTTTGTTTCGTTACATCGCCAACAAGCCCCCTAAAAAATGAAGCAGATATTGCATGATTAAAAAGATCATCTCTAGATAATTGCCTATTTTCTAACGCGCCTTTCATAAACGTGTTAAAATTATAAGGTTGTCCCGTTATTAAAAGAGACAACACATTCATCGTATCTTGACCGGCAAATGGATTTGTCGTTATAAATGGAGAAGCTTCACCTCTTAAGGAACCCGGTTGATTCAAATCAGCATGAGGAGATCCAGATAATGTTAAAGTACCAATACCTTCTTTCCAACGATAAACAAAACCATCGGGATTTGTAAATTTACGCCTAAATTGTCCACCAAAATCTTGCTGCGCATTTCCTAGAATATTCTTGACCTGCTCTATATTTACCTTTTTGAACCCCTCCTCATCTAAAGGTTTACCTTTATTTCTGCCAGATTTAGCCCTTATAGATCTAGAATTTAAAAGCTTTTGATTTATGCTTAAAAGCTCAGGAGTTGAACCGCCTTGTACATCAAATACTCCTTCAGAGTTTGTTTTAAATGGGGTTAAGGGATCATATAATGCACTGTTAGCTACAGATAATGATGGGTTAATGTTAACTTTACCTTTATTTAAATAATTACAATTGTCATCAATATTAACAGATAATGTATACTTACCACCGCTATAACTATGGGAAGAGCCGCTAACTATACCATTAAAGACACAAGTTCCAGCAGCTTGACGTGTAAAGTCATTTCTCATCAAACCCCATAGCCAAAGGGGAAAATCTGGTCCTGCTATAGCATTTCTTTCATTTTCTAAATAACTTTCTCCGTTATTACCACCACTAAATGTATTTTTAATATCATTTAACGCAGACTCAAGGTTACCAACAGATTGATCTAAAGCATTTAATAAAGAATCTTGTGAATAGCTAAGTCTTAACCCTTGATTTGTCATAGGGTCATGTATTGTTTTTGTGCTAATATAAATGGTAACAACATCCATTGGTTGTATAATTGGCTTATTACCATAATGCAAACGCATTTTTCTTCTTATATTATTTGTTTCCTCATTAAATGTTTTAATCTCAGATCTTGTTGTAGTTTTAAGACCCATTAGAATATAAATATTCTTTACAATCTGCTCAAATAATCTTATCTCAGTACCTTGAAGTCCATCAAAACCTTCTGTAGCTGATGGGTCTAATTCTACAGTTGAACCAATTCCACCTACACCGCCATCAAATCTAAATCTAATCTCCTGTCCAGTTCTCTCTATATAAGCGGAAACTTTCTTATAAAGAATTGTATCTTCATTTATAACAAATCTTATAGGGCTTGTTCCGGTTTGAACTCTAACTTGACTTAATCTCTTTTTAAGATCATTAATAGCTTGTGTTAGCTGAGACTCTGTTTGTCTGAAGAAATTGTTTTGCTTAAACATATTGTTAGCATCTGTTATAGCGCGATCTATATCGTAATTTGTTATTACCATTAATCGATACGGATCTTCTGCTGTAATAGATGCTTTACCTTGACCAAACTCTGTAGAATTTGTAGCACTAATATTACTTACTGTAGTTAGCTCAAATACACCTGTACCATCACCTACGGGACTAGCGTATGATATACTTGGATCTCTAACCCATGTTGTAAAATAATTAGGATCAGAAAAAGCTTTTACTCTTTTAATAGTTTCAATTGTAGTTTTAGTTTTACCATCGACGATACCTGGCACTAAATTATCGAGACTATCTATAGCACCTGCAATACCAGGAATTACATAGTCACTAATTATACCATCATTTTTAGATGCTATTCTTTCAAATTTAGCTAATCTTTCATATGCAGCTATTGCTCTACATTTATTTTCAAACAATGTTTTTGTAGCTCGCATAAAAAGCAGCTCATCATTATCTAATAAATCTGCCTGATAATTATCTTTTAACGAAGCAAAAAGACGCTTTTTTATTACAACTGTTAGATCTGGTTCTTGCGATATAATCTCTAATGCTCTAGGTTTAATATTTCTAACAACACCATCTTCTACATATGAACGTTCTGCAGATCTATCAATCTTACCAGCAAAATCACCCAATCTTGCAAAATCACCTGTAAACTTACCATCTAAGCTTCCAGGTTTATTCTCAGCAAGTCCAAGATTCTCATCTATTAAACCTTTGAGTGATCCTCCTAATTTTTCTAAAAAGCTCATCTATTTCCTTTCGAACAGCTTATATATTTAATAGGTCTTTACTAAAATCAGCTATACCTTCGCCCAAATCTTTTATACCTTTTATACCTTCTGAAAGTGTATTTTTTTTAATTCTTGTTGGTGATGTATTACCACCAGACACAATACCGGTAAATGTATGAGGTGGGCCATAAATAGGACTAGAATTACTTGGCCCATCTGTCGCACTACGGTGCCAACCAAGGAAATTACGTCTATATCCTCGTTTTTGAGTTACCGTAAATCTCATTGTATAATCAAAAAAACCTAAATTCTCTGCACTCTCTGTAACCGAAAAACTATTAAAGAAACCTCTATATACCTCACCAGACCAATACATTTCAACCTGAGTTGCTAATGAAGCTAATGTTGGACCTTGTCTAGAGGCCTTAGGATTAGCTTCTTCAGAAGCTCCGGTTAAAGCATCAAGAAAGCTATCTCCAGAATTAAAAGCTGAACCTATACCAAACACATCTCCGGCAAATGTATCTTGATTATGCTTTGCTGCTAGAAATAATGCATAAGGATCAAATGCAAGCTGTTCATTTCTATATATATCTCTAAGAACATTAATACCTTCAATACCTGAGGTACCTGTTGTACCTGTAATATCCAAAACTGATAGACCTTCACCCCAATATTGAATTACATAACCACCTTTTGTTCTTTGTGGTTCTATATTTTTAGTATCATTATATACAATCTGTCTAGGGTTGCAATACATCTCAATAATTGGACCTTCTGGAACCAACCAATGAACTAGCTTTCTTGTATTAGTTCCAACGTTTCTATTTTGAAGACCTGATTGTCTTGAACCTAAACCGGTGGTAGAAGGAACCACATCAACCGCAAAGCCATCTGCTTTCTGCGGAGAATTTCCTTGCATACCTTGTGCTATATTAAAGAAGTCTTGTGATTGAAGTGGTGGTAGTCCCATTTTTTATTCCTATGCTGTGTTACCGTGAACTCCATTTACAGCAGATATATTGTCACCTTGATTTTTTAACGTAATATCGCCATTATCAATTCCAATCTTAACAACCTCTATAATTTCATCTTTAAGGCCGACAAGCTTTAATGTAATTTCACCATTAATAGATTGATTATATCCTATCTTTTGATATGGCCCTACTTCAGGTTCTTGTACTGGTACAGGTTGTAGCGACTGTTGTGGCATGCGTTGTGGTAAAGGTATAGGAGTTGCATTAGGTTGTATAGGAATAGGGATAGTTGGAGGCATGCCTGGTTGTGGTTGCGGCTCCACTGGTTGTAGTGTTTCTTTATGCTTAGCTTCTTCTTTTTTACGTTTAGCTTCTGCTTCTGCTTTTCTACGCTTAGCTCTTTTTTCATTTGATATTATATTTGTACCGAGCCCTATCATCTCTCCCCCAGAAATACCTTCAGTAGCTTTATCTATTATTTCTTTTGCCTTTTTTTCCGCATCTTTTCCTGAAATCTCTTGTTTTTTACCAAATGCCTCATTGATTTTTTTATCTACTAATTTAGCCACTGTACTTTGGTTAAAATGTCCACTTAAAGTATATCCAGGTTTTCCTGGATAACCTTTTGGCTTACCCATCTTTACATTAGCCGCTGTACGAGCTTGATTTTGAATTTTTTGTTGATCTGGTTTTAAAATAGCTTCCCTCACTGCAGTAATACCTTGAGCTGTAGCTGCTGACCATTTAGTAATCTCATTAAGAGGCCCAAGTAATACATTACTTTGACTTTCTATTAAACTATTACCCCTATCAACCGTACTTTCTAACGCTTTATCACCAGATGCAATTTGTTCTCCAAGAGCATCTGTATCACCAGCTGCTAATGCCTCAAGTAATTTAGCAGCTTGTTCGGGACTTCCAGCCAATTGCCCAAACGGACCTTGTTGTAACATTTGTCGTTGAAATTCAAACTGAGATGCTGCTCCAGGACCACCTGCAATAGCTTCCTTTCTGGTCATAAAACGACCACCAACCATCTTCTTTAATGCTCCCTCTATTTTCCCCGCTACTTCTCCTACTTTCCCCTCTGCTAACATCTCTTCAATTTCTAAACCGCCTCTTAAACCTCCACCACCTATACCTGCCTGACCAGATAAAAATGCTCTTTGTGCAACTGTCATTTTAGATATACCAGTAGTAAAACCAGATACCATCTCTTTAACAGCTGTTGGCCCTAAACCACTCTTTTTAAGAGCAGGGCCAAATCTACCCATAATATCTAATGCGGTAGAAGAATTATCTCCAAAGAATTTAAATGCACTTCCTACATCACTAACATAGTTCCTCATATCTTTAAAATTGAGGCCTAATGTTTGAGTTGCATCATATGTTCTAGATATTGTCTGTAACGCTGTTTTAGCACTTGCGCCAAAATGTTGAGTCATCTCTTCTATATCTTTTTGTACTTCCCCAAACTCAAGACCAGTCCCTCTAGCAACTTTAATAGCTGCTTCTAATACATGCATCTTTTGGGATGTCCCTTCTGTTAACTTAATAGTTTCATTAAGTACACCAGGAAGCCTCATAAAGCCATCAGCAAATTGACCGACTTGCTCTGTAGTAAGGTTTGTTTCACTACCAATATTAGCAAGTGTATTAGTATATTTTACAACCTCATCCTTTAAATCTATAAAGTTCTTTTTCTGTTTATCTAAAATAAGGTTCATTTGACCAGAAGCTGCCATATTAGATACGATTCTATTTTGCATATTTATAGCAGCATCATTAAATTCACCCATTGTCTGAATCCAATTAATCAAACCTTTTGGAACACCAAGCTTTATTAATTTGTCTTTAGATTGCTCAATAGCACCTGTCATTTGACCAAGCTGAGCGGTCGCTTCATTAGCACTTCCAGTAATACCCTTAAATGGAGTAAACCCAGTACTTTTAAAAAATGAAGCTTGAGATATAGCACCCATTGCAACACTTAAACCACCAACACTTAATTTTGTATCTTTTAAGCTTTCTTTAAGTTTAAAAAAATTATTTCCAAAAATTGTTCCAAATTTTTCTATACTCTTAGAAGCGCTATCAGATAAAATTCTAGCCAAAGCTGCAGCCTCTTCTTTAGATGCTCTGGCGGCTATACCAACAAGATCTATTTTTTTAGCTACATCAGAGAAATTTTTCTTAGCCTCTTCAAAAGATGAGCTATTTGTCATAGCCTCTTGCATAGCTTTAATACCTTCTAATAGTGTACTTACATCAGTGTCAGCCATTATGAAATAACCCGTCTACGCCTTCTATGTTGTTTCTTTTTCTCTTTATCTTCCAAAACCATTTTGTAAGATTCTTCAAACTCTTCATCGGTTAATGAGTAGCTAGACCCATCCTTGTTAATCATCTTTTGGGCTGCTTCAGGATTATAAAAAGATCCTAAAAATATTGAAAAAGACTTAAAAAGCTCATTACGATCTTCTTGATCTTGACACCAGCTATAATACATCCATAATCTTTTTACCGGCGCTAGATTTTCAAACCAATCATCATCAGGTTCCTTCCCGTAATATTTACACATGTCCCAAAGAAACCTCTGATCTGGCTCCTTTACTATTTTTTTACAGCCTCTGTTACCTCCTCAACATCTTGATCGGTCTTAACAGCATACTTATCTCTACTCGCTTGTACTATGTTTTGCTCGTAATGCTTATACATATTACTAACAAGATTCTCATCTAAAGACTTTACTAGCTCTAGCTTATCATTCATATCCTTAGACCCTATAACCTCTGCTATGGTCATATTATCTATAGAGTATAATGATCTAGCTAATGTATTCCTTCTAATCTCAAATGTAAATTTAGCTTCATTTATATCGCCAAGCTTCATCATTAGATCAAGAACCTCTTCTAGTTCTCCTGATTTTAATGACTGTAAATGGAATTTCACACCATCCATCTCAAATGTTGTCTTAATACGACCTATACCAGTTAAGAATTCAACTCTCTCTCTAACAGAATGTGAGACACTTTGTTGAGCTTGTGCAGCTACCCTTTTAGCTTGCTCAAATTGAGCAATCTCTTCATCTGTTAGCTCTCTACGAACATTACCCATGGCTTGATTAAGACGACCTTGCGGCGTATTCATATCAGTAGGATCATCTACTGTATAAACAGCTCGTTGATTCTGGGATGAAGGAAATGTTTTTCTTCCTAATGAACTTTCAATCTCTGTCATAAATTCCTCTTATATTGCACACAACTTTCAGATACAAGTATTCCTACTTGCCGTATACAAGTATATAACAAATTATCCGCATTTAAATAGCTGACTTACGTTGCTATGTGTTTTATCTTTTATATTTAGGTTTGGTTGAAATACCGTGTCTATTTATTAACCTGAGTATTGTAGTTTTGTTACAGTTATAAATTTTAGCGATCTTTATACATGACAATTTATCTTTTGTATATTTTTTACAAATCTCTTTCTCTTGCTCTTCTGTAAATATATTTTTAGACCTAATTGGTACGTTATGTCTATTTAAAATCTCTTGTATTGTACCTCTATTACAATTATAAATTTTAGCAATCTTAGGGCATACCAATTTGTTCTCTACATATATTCTACAAATTTCCTGCTCTTGCTCATCTGTAAACCTTTTATTATGTGGTATTTGACCTTTTTTAAACTCAGTAGCTTTAGAACGCCTTTTGCCTTTGCTTAGTACTTTATTTCCTAGTGTTTCTATATTGTTCCTCTTTAAAACGCCAAAGATTGTCTGTTCAGCGCAATTATAAATCTCACCTAATTTTGATATACTAATCTGCTCATTGGTGTATCGATTACAAATCTCTTTTTCTTGCTCTAAATCAAATAATTTATTTACAGGCATAACCCCTGATTTATAAAACCCAACATCCCTAATATCTACATTATTTTGGTATAAACATTTATAAATTGGTTTAACCCCAAAATCATAATCTTTAGCAATTTGCGTTGCAGATATTTTTTCTTCAGTATATTTACGAATTATCTCTTTTTCTTGATCTGGTGTCAAAAATTGACAAGGACCATCCACATTATAAAGCGATTTACCACCAGGTTTTATATTAAAACCAAATCCATGTACACGAGATTTTAATATATTAACCCAAAACCTCTCCATTTCATTAGATTCTTCTTTAGTTTTACATTTCTGTAAAATATAAAAGTCAAACTTATCAACACCGTATTTAGCTAAAGCTCTGTGAATATAACAAATTTGTTTGTGATTATGATCAATCCAATATTTTCTTGACATACCTATATGATCTGACCATCTTTTCCTCGGATTTACCGATTGCCCAACATAAACTCTATGATCATCTATCTTTTGAATTATATATATGTAATGCATGATTTTTCCTCCTATATATGTATATAACACATATAGGAGGAAAAGCTAGTAATTTCGGACATTATCCGGATTACTTTAATCGAAGGCACGTAAGAGTCCTGGACCATCTAGGGCTCCCCGGTATTTACCTTCATCAGCGGTTGATTCAATTGAATTAAATGTAATTGGCTGACCAACAGCATTACTA